CTAAATCTGCGGTGATTATATAGTCACCTGCGACATAGGAGTCAGTATTGGCATCATTGAACCACATAAAACGGACACCATACTGTTCTGATGTCATATTCGTGGAATCGGCCATATAGATACGGAGTATTGTTGAGGAAGTTTGAGCATTCGATACGAGGTTGTGTGTTGTTGTATCCCAAACATCAAACTTAGGAGTCTGATCCCAGTTTACAACTGACCCAATATCAATGAATGTGTTTCCACCATCAACACTGTAACTCAGCATCAATGTGTGTGATCCAGTAGTAGGTGCATTACCACCATTACTACCATTACCACGAATGGCACTAAATGTTACCGTATTGTATGTAGTCAAGTCAATAGGAGCAAATGTTGCGGATCTAGCTCCACCTGCACCTGAGAATAAGAGATAATTTATGTTGGAAGCAAAACCTCCTGTGCCTGTGCCTGTACCACCTGCAACGACTGATGCCCCTACATTGGTAGTACCGAAATCATAAGCACTAAATCCTTTTTCGACTACACCTATTGGATTGACACGTGTACACCCAACAAAACGATCGGCAAATGCTTGTGTATACGTAATCTTCTCTCTCTTATCTTGATCACTGGCACTTCCAATAATTAAACTACCTCCACTAGCAGGGAATCCAGCAGTAGATGTAACAAGTAATGTATCTGTACCATTTGGATTATCCAAAGCAGAATACTTCAAAGTTGTACCAAAATGTATTTTTGATCCTTGCATAAAGTTGAAGTCATTGGTATCACCAGGAGCTACAACTTTAGAACCAGCAATTTCAGGATTTTCAAAATCACCAACGGCAAGGGTAGGATAGTAATCAGAGAAGAATCCAATAGTCATATCACCCATAACGTAGTTAATAGTATTTCCTTTACCATCTACATAAGAACCAGTGTTATTAGTGCTACTTTGAGGTTGAATTTCAAACTTAAAGTCTTGTAGATACTGTAGATGAGGACCAAGAAGTCCAGGACTGAATGTATCCTTACCAATCAATGAATCACCTAAATTACCAGCTTGTCTCTCAATACAACCTGACTGAGCACTAAGCTTAGTTTCTGTCTTCTTATATTTCGATAAAGCAACTGAGATACCTTGTACACCACCAGTACACTGAGTTTGTGTAACTTTAGTTCCTCTATGCTGACACTTAAGATCTTCTGGTCCTAATTCAAATAGAATTTGTGGTTGAGGTTTTGTGGTAATATCACTCAGAGGAAGAATCTTTCTAATGATAACTCTAGGATCAGAAGTCCTATTAATCATATACGAAGGACTACCAGCATTACCAAATACCAATGTGGTACCAAGAGGTAACATCGATCTCCATTGAGGAGCAGAACCACCTTTAAAGATAGTGTCAATATATGATCTAAGACCACAACGAAGATCTATCTGTCTGTTAATACCGAAAGTAGTAAGGTTCTTAATATTAATAGGATCCTTACGAATAACGAAATATCCTCTAGTGAATAAAACTTGAGGTGGTACTTTATATCCTGATCCTGATGAAATAATTTCAATATCAGTTACTTCACCTCTAGTGACGATAGCATTTGCACGTGCACCACCACCTGTAGGTGATCCAATAGCAACACCATTTTCATCAAGTAAGGAAGCACTACGGAAAACTAGTACTGGTGGTTCACGATAATTCTTGGAAATTTGATCTTCTAAATCATCTGAGTATATTGATGAAGTAAAACCATATTCTTGTGATATGTTGTTAGCACTTGCATTAGCAGGTACAAATGCTCCACCAAGACGATCTTCACCTTTATTCAATACGTTATCATTTCTCCAGTTAAACTGATTGGTGAAGTAAGTACTATTATCTCTCTTAGAAACAACAAGACTATTAACACCACCTGGTTTTAGGTATTGAAGACCAATAGATTCAGTACCAACAGTACCATCAATATAAACTTTTTCGCCTGGACGGAAATTAGCCTCTACTGGATCAGTGTAAGGATTACCATCTAGGTAGTTACTATACAATTCTATAGTCTTTCTAGCAGGAACGTAGTTCTTGACTGTAGCCTGCCATACTATAGCAGAACTAGTATTATTTTGATCAGCATACTGAACTAGAATATCACCTGGTAGATATTCTTGATTTAATTGTCTACTAGAAACAAGTGTATGGTATCTCAATTCTGCGTCAATACGAGCAACAGCTTGTCCACCATCACCTTCAATCTGTCCAGAATAAGGACCAACGTTAACTACAACTTCATATTCATAAGATCTGAAGAACGATCCAACGGTAGTATCACTGTCATAACCAGAGGTTACAAGTGCTTCTCTAGCAGCACGTATGATTGAACGTGTATCTGCCTCACCGTCAATCTGAATAAGATCTCCTGGTTTCAAATTAGATTCTAATCTATCTTGTCTATTAAATAATCTTTCTCTAAGATCAACGTTAACTAGTTCTTCTACTGCTGTAACATTAGCATCAAGTAAAGAAGCACTAGCTCCTCTATCTCTTGTGATGCTTATAGTACCACCTTCCCAGTTAACTTTCTGTGCTGTAACACCTTCGACGAATACAAGGTTTCTAGAACCAGGTTCCCAGTTCTGCTTATAAATTCTACCTCTAGCATACGAATACTCATAGGTATGCGTATCAGAATTAGCATCAGTTGATACCCAACAATCAGCACCTTCAACAGGAATAATAACTTGTGTATCCAAAGTTAACTTAAAGAACTTCTTAAATGTGCCAGGTGGCTCAATATTATATCCTAAGAGAATACGTTCTGGATCTAAACCAAAGTAGTACAGAATAAAGCAAGCAGATCCTGTTGAAGGAGGTTCGTTGAAGATTACATAGTTATCTTCTATCCTATACGCTACTTTATTTTGCTGAATAACACCGTTCAATACAATTACAATATTCTGATTTCTTTCTGCATAGAAAGGAACACCACTACGTTCTAATTCAAATATAGTTTGAGCACTATTAAACTGAGGTTCAATAGAATCTAACTTGTAGTACTTACCGTGCTTATATCCAAAGAATTTCTGTTGAATACCTGGAGCAATAACATCAGTACTAGTAGCAGTAACAGTAGTTAAAGTAGCTTCACTTTGAACATCTTCACCAGCAATAAATTCCTTCTCGGACATTTCTACCTGAATCTTATTGGGATTAGGGAAGTCCTGAGTTATCGTCATCAAATAGTTAGTGTTATTATAAGCAGTCTCCTGAATAGTTGTAGTAACTATACTAAACAACGTATTAATAGCGGATTCAACTTGAGCACACTGAGGAAGTGAATCAACAGTAATAGTAAGATCTCTATTAGCAGTTAATGAACTATGAACAATAGGCCATCTTTCTGGGATAGTTCTTGCTACATTAGACTCGAATGTATTTGGAGTTTGTACTGCATCTTCGATTAAAGTAACAAATGTATTAACAGCAGATTCTACAGCAGCACATTCATTAGATTCCTTAGTAATAGAAGGATCTTTAACTTGTATTAAACCGTGAGATCCAACTACATTAACATCATTACTACGTATTACGTTTGCAAGGATAGTCTTCAAATGTCCCATTACATTTAAGACTTCTGGTATTTGGTGTTGGATATGCTCTAAATATCCCCTTCTATCAATGAATAGATCAGCAGCATCCCATACCCTGTTATTACCACCATACTTAAGGTTCCATACAATAGCCTTAAGAATATCTTTAACGTCGTCAACACAATCGCCAAGTGCATCGTGTGAAGAAGCACGAGGATAGGTATGGACAGTTTCGTGATTGTCCATTGAACAAGTCAATGAAAGAGCATCACGGAAGAACTTAAATCCAGTTCCTCTAGACAATCTATGCTCTCCAATATCCATTATCAAATCACCTGTAATAGGATCATATCTACCTACAGTTGGTTCATATGCTAATGGAAGTGATTTACCTACAAATAATGTAATTGTACCAGCACCATCGTCTACTGATTGTAGACTTAATGTTCTACCATATGCAGGATCAGTAGGTCTAGGATAAGAATGAGGAGTCTCATTTGCATCCATCTCACATCTCATTACAATAGCATTAGGATCTATTGTGATGGTATTAGAAGTAGTTAAACTATGTCCAGACCCAATTGTAAGAACAAGAATACCAGTGTCAGGTGCAAATGTTGCATTAGTTGGAGTAAACTTAGCACCTGTATTAGCAGTAATTGAATTAGTTAATGCTCTATCAAATGTATGCTGATAATCACCACCTGTCAGAATTACTGCTCTCTTAACACTATTTGGTAATGAACCTTGATATACGTGAGTAGTAACGTTACTTGAAGGTACTGTAGTATTAACTTGTACTTGGAAGGTATCACTTGTCTTATTCAGTATCTTCAACCAAGAACCAGATGCAGGATCTTTCTTGTGCTCGATACCATCAGTCATAGCCTGATTTGCTACGAAACTATGTGCTGTGGTGTTAGTAGAAGGAATAATATCTAATACAGTAACATCAAATGTTTGTCCTGAAGCATTAGAAATTTCTAACCACTTATTACTTGGGTAATCCGTGTACCTAGGATATGAGTGTTGTGTCTGATTCGTGTCTTCTGTACAAGTAAATGTAAGTGCACCATCTTTGAATCTAATCCAATCACCATCAGATAAGTTGTGTGTAACACCAACATCTACTGTTAGTACACCTGTACTACCATCATATGAAGTACCAGTACCAGCAGTAAAGGAATCAGTTATCGCTCTAGGATATGCGTGATCATCAGCCTGTCCATTTTCATCACAACGGAATATAACAGCACCATCAGCAAATTGTACATAATCTCCATTATCAAATCCGTGACTGGTGATAGTGACTTCCATAATACCCGTTGATGGGGTATAAGTTGCATTAGTTGGTGTCTGACCTACCTGAGGTGAGAATAGATGAGGAGTTGTATTTGAAGATTTACCAACATTTGTTACAATAACACCATCTTGCTTAATAATACCATTTACTAAAGCAGAAACAAATGTATGAACAGTCTCGTTAGTAGATGGTAAAGTCTCTAAACATTGTATATCAAAAGTATTAGGTGTAACATTTGATACAGGTATCCACTTATCACTAATAGGATCTGTTGCTCTAGGGTATGCGTGATTAGTTAAGTTACCATCTTCAGCACAAGTAAAGGTTAATGATCCATCTACAATCTTAATCTTATCTCCAGATGCTAGACCGTGACCTTGAGATGTAATACACAAAGGACCAGCACCTTGGAATGTATGAGGAACATTATGACTAATAACACCTTGTCCACCATTAACATTAACAGTTACAGTAGTATCATCTACTTTAAGTATTGGTAAGAATACATCATAAGCATAATCAGCACCATTAGTTGTAGCAGCACCTGTTGCTCTTGGATATGTCTTAGTTTGAGTTACGCCATTAAACTCGCAACTGAATGATAATGAGTTGGCAGCGATCTTAATACTATCGTAAGTAGTGAGATTATGGCCAGCACCTAAAGTTATTTGCATATCACCAGATGCAGGACTATATGCAGCATCTGATGGTGTAAATTGGAGAGTAGGTACTGTTAGAGTTACTATTCCAGTATCAGGAGCATATGCAGCATTAGTAGCAGTAAGAGGTGTACCTTCATACTTGATATAAGCAGCATCATCATAATATGGATCAGCTATAGTACCAACACCAACTTCTATTGGTGCAGATGATCCTTGGAATGTATGAGTATAATTACCACCACTAATTACTGCACCAGCAGTAGCCTCAACGAATGTATGAGCAGAATTAACACTAATAGCACCTTGACCACCATTAACGTTAAGTGTAATAGTAGTTCCAGTGGTTGCTGTAATTTCTAATGGGGTATCGTAAGCATAGTCAGAACCATTAGATGTCGCTGCTCCAGTTGCTCTTGGATATGTACTTTGACTAGTGGCTGATGCTATACCAACGTTACAAGAAACTGTAGTTCCTGTTACAGCAATAATTCCAATTGGAGTATTGTATACAGGGTCAGTTGTTCTTGGATATGGATGATCAGTAGCGTGATTATCTGCATCACAAGTAAAGGTTACCTTACCAGCACCAATAGTTATAGTATTTGATGCTCTCTTAATAGCACCTGGTGCACTACTTACAAATGTATGTGCATCTGTATTTGTAGAAGGGATTGTATCTAATACTTGGATATCAAATGTATCTGTCTGAACATTAGAAATTGCAACCCACTTATTACTAATAGGATCAGTAGCACGAGGATATGCAGTTGTTACATTACCACTTACAACACCAACATTACAAGTAATAGTACCACCAGAAGGATCTACAGCATCAATTGCAATAGCAGTATTATATGCAGGGTCGGTTGCACGAGGATATGTCTTAGTCTTGACGTTACCGTCAGCAGTACAAGTAAATGATAACTTATCAGCACCAATAGTTACTGTGTCGCTAGTTGTAAAACTATGTGCTCCAATGGTCATTACACAAAGACCAGTATTAGGATCATATGTAGCAGATGTTACATCTTTCTGGACACTACCAGCAGTAATTGTAATAGCATTAGTTGATGTTCCACCAACCCACGTATGTGCTGAACCTACACCATATTGACATTTAAATGTAACTGCACCATCATCAAGATAAACTAGATCACCATTAGAGAAGGTATGACCAGTAACCTCCAAGGTCATAATACCTGTATTTGGATTATAAGTAGTGCCCGATCCTGCTTGATGTGAAGTAGCAGCAGCTAATCCAGTAGTAGATCCAACAGTTAATTCTAATAAACCTGTTACTGGATTATAATCAGCGTCAGTTATATCTTTTTGAACACCATCAATTGTAACTGCATTTGTTACTGTACCACCGCTATAAATGTGAGTTCCAACAGCAGCAGGACACTCAAACTTTAATGAATCAGTAGCAAGTTTAATACTTGTACCTGTAGATAAATTATGAGAACCAATAGTTAGTACCATATCACCCAATGCAGGGTCATATGTAGCATTTGATACATCATAATTTACAATAGGTGATGCACCTACATCAATAGTAAATGTTCCACCTGACTGGTCTACAGATTTAATTTGAACTGTTTCACCACTAATAGGATCGGATGGACGTGGGTAGGTTTTATTACCAGAACCCATTGTACAACTGAATATTAATGAATTGTCTGGGATTCTAACAAATTGACCAGTAGTGTAAGAATGAGCTCCAATATTCAATTCTAGAATACCTGTTACTGGTGTGTAAGTAGCATCACTAACAGTTTGTAATGTACCAGTAGCCATTCTTGCTACTGCTTCTTCAGCAACGAAAGTCTTGTTATCTGATATTAGTTTTGCAGCATCAATAAAGGTATTTGCTACAGGATTATCAATATTATAAGGATCAGCATATACACCAATTGAATTTTGTGTTGATTCTACGAATGTATGTGTATAGTCACCACCAGAAATAATAGCATCATTAGCAGCACCAATGAATCTGTGAGTGTAACCTCCACCACTAATTACTGCTCCAGGAAGTGATCCGAGATAGGTATGTGGTGTTACATTAGTAGAAGGAGCTGTATTCAATACGTTAATGGTAATAGTACCAGCACTTTGATCAGAGCCCTTGATATTAATTGCAGTATCGTGGAATGGATCTTTCTTCTTACTAATACCATCAGCAACTGCTGAAACAAATACGTGAGTATTAGTATTTGTAGAAGGAATTGCATCTAAAACAGTAACTTCAAATACTGTAGTATCAGCCTGAGTATTAGAAACCTTTAACCATCTATCGTGTGGATAATCCGTTTCTCTAGGATATGTTTTTGTCTGACCACCAGATGCAGCACCAACATTAACTGTAATAGTACCAGCACCTTGATCTACAGCATCAATATCAATTGCTGTATTATAAGCAGGATCTCCAATACGAGGATATGTGTGAGTAGTAGCATTATTATCTGCATCACAAGTAAATGCTATAGCATTTGCAGCAATTAATACAGTATCACTGGTTGATAGAGAATGAGTTCCAATTGTAAGAACCATCTCTCCATTAGCAGAATTATAATTTGCACCAATGACATTGTAGTTAGTTCCACCAGAAGAAAGAGCATCAATAGAAGTTCCACCAACATATGTGTGGTTTGTAGTACCATAATCACAACTAAGTGATAATGAACCATCAGCAAATTTAATCCAGTCACCATCTACTAATCCGTGGTTACCAGTTGTGGTAACACTCATAACACCTGTCGTTGGATTGTATGTGGTGCCAGTAGTTGCAGTTAATGGAATTGTATCTGGTCTAGGATATGAATACTCTCCACTACCCTCTGTACAACTAAATCTTATAGAATTATCTAATAACTTAATACTTTCATTTGTGTTTAAACTATGGGTACCAATAGTTAAAACCATATCACCCGTTTGAGGGTCATATTGAGCATTACTAACGTTATGACTTACTAAAGGAGAAGAACCAACTTGAAGTGTAATCCTACCCTTTTCTAACTCAATAGCATTAGGTACTGAACTTACATAAGTGTGTACATCAGTGTTAGTAGAAGGAATTGTATCTAATACTGATATATCAAATGTGTTATCAGTTACATTTGAAATTGGCATAAACTTGCCACTGATAGCATCAGTAGAACGTGGATATGCAGAACCAGGAGAACTTACACCAACATCAACTGTAATAGTTGTGCTACCTACTGCTTTAATTCCAATTGCTTTGTTGTATACAGGGTCAGTAGAACGTGGATAAGAGTGATCAGAACCAAAGTTATCCAAATCACATTGGAAAGTTAATGATCCAGCAGCAATAGTAATTGTATCTACAAGTGTAAGATTATGGCCAGCACCAATAGTCAATATTAAATCGCCAGTGCTAGGAGTATACTGAGCATTGGTGACATTCATTTGAGAACCACCTGTGACAGTTATAGCATTGGTTGCAGTACCACCAACATAGTTGTGAACTCCAGCACCATAGGTACAACTAAATGTTATTCCACCATCAGCAATTTTAACTTTATCTCCATTCTCAAATCCGTGATCTGGAACGGTAACAGTCATAATACCTGTAGTACCACTATAAATTGCACCAGTAGCAGTATGGAAAGTAGATCCAGTACTTACGATATTAACAGCAGTGTCGAAGTAAGGATCGGTTGTTCTAGGATATGTCTTGACTGTAGCCTGATCATCCATCTCACAACTGAATGATAGTGAGTTAGGAGCAATCTTAACAGCAGTATTAGGTTTAAGGTTATGAGATCCAATAGTTAGTTCTAATAAACCTGTAGCAGGATCATAGGAACCAGCAGTAGGAGTATGAGTAATATTGGTTGTAGCACCTACATTAACAGTAACATCATCACCTGTTACATTTGTAATGGCCAAAGTTGACCTGTAAGCAGGATCACCTTGTCTTGGATAAGTCTTATCCCCAGTTCCCATTGTGCAACTAAATTTTAGTGCATTATCAGCAATGGTTATGTAATCTTCTGTAGTAAGCTCGTGATTTGGTATAGTTAGTACAAATGTACCATTAGAAGGAGTGTATACTGCATTAGAAGGTGTTAATTTAAAATCAGATGCTGCTGCTCTCTGGAAGTCGTATAGATTGTCTATACCAAACTTATTACGTACCGCAAGGATAGTCATATCCTTAAGATACTTCATAGCCCATAAAGTTGCTTCTACTTCTCCCTCAATATGCTTAATATCGGAATTAGGATCTGAAGGATCTAGTAGATACTCTTTAGCAGCATCAAATGTATTACTGTTACCACCTTGTATAAGGTCATCTGACATTGCCCTAAGAACAGACTTAAGGTCAACAATACACTGATTTCTTCCTAGACCTGGATATTGGAAATATTCAGGTTTAAATTTACTAGTATCATCTAATATACCAACTGATTCTTCTGCTAATACAGAAGCATTATCTTTAATGATATTAGCAGCATCTAGGTACTTGTTACCTCGGAAATATCTCTTAGCAACAATTTCACCTCTTGCTCCAGAAGTTTGGCCAACAACAAAGTCATTTACCAACCAATTAGTTGCATCACCAATATCTAATTCTACAATCTTACCAACTTGTCTTGGTGCTTCACTAAAGGTAATCTTACTAGTACCAATACCACCTGGTGTTAATGTAAACGCTACATCTGGTTCCTGAATAACACCATCTAAAGAAACGTATAAATGATCATTTTCTGCAATAGTAATACCAAGATCAAATTCTTTAGTAGTACCATCAAACTGAGAAGTAATATTAGTCGCTTCTAGCATCCATTCAGCATTATTAGTATCATCCTGGAATTTCATCGACTTTCCATAGAAAGTCACACCAGGAACAGCAATACCAGTACGAGTATCAATATATGGTCCTAATGGAGGTGAAGCAAATGTTATTGTTGATCCACTAATTGTATAAGCAGTATCAGGATCCTGTAAAACACCATCTAAAGTAACAATTAATTGTCTTGCATTATATGGAGATAGTACTTCGTTTATATCTTTCTTGAATAATGTAAATTGAGTCGTACCAGTGATTGTACCATCAGCCTGAATAGCACCATCAAATTCTGGTGATAGATCTAAGTCAAATACTTCAATTTCAACGTTATTTTGTTCACTATAGTTAATAGTTCCCTTACCACGTTGTTTCGACATAGAATCGACTCTAACGTGGGATTGAGTAATCTTTCTCGACTTATGAGAACAAGTAACACCCAAAACGCCTGGTTCTAGAATACTAAGGACAGCACCAAAGCCATTATCCTTAATACCCGATTGTGGAGTGTCAATAGTCTCTGGTTGCGTTCCATCACCTTCAGACTCAATTAAGACCTCTCCAAAGAGGTTAAATCCAGCAGGATGGGTAAAACGCTTAACAAAGTCTCTCCAGTCGTTAATAGAGACTGTAGACTTAACTACGTAAGAATAATCTTGATAATAGACTCCATCTTGGACTTTTTGAGAAACTGCACTTAATTTACTTCTATCACTTGAATATGAACCAACTGAAGTACTTGTAGGTCCAATTTCGGGAACAATGTCTGCTACAAAGATTTTTTGAATACTTGCATAACTACGAAGTGTTTCACCATAGATTTGATACCTAGAATCGAAGTTTCCGTAAATACCCTTCAAACGAAGAATATTAATACCGTCAACCCAATAATCGACTCTACCAGAAGCAATTACGTCTCCACCTAGGTTTCTTTGCGTAATTAGCTCTCCATTCAAGAATGCCTTATCTGGCATATTGTTTAGAGTCATTACAATGGGTGGATTGACTTGTGGAGTCAATGTTGGATCGTTATTGAAGTCTTTACCCGAAGAAATGATTTCTAGGGTTGCCAACTTACCAATATCGTCTCCGTGAGCAAATAACTTGACATCAGACTCATAAAGACGTAAAGTAGTTGTATCGGGGTAATCAATACCTTCAACTGTAGGAATAATACGTCCTACACTTCCATCTGGTCTTAATTCAACATTAAACTTAGCATTTGCTCCATTTCCGATATTTTCAAGCAAAACAATGGGTTTTGAGTAATTTAATCCAGTATCAGTGACTGTAACTGATACAATTCTACCATCGATGATATTTGGAGTAAAAGCACCTCTAAAACGCTTATTTAAGAAGACACCAGGAACTAAAGGTGGCATTGTGTAGTTTTTACCACCACTAATGACTTTAACCCTCTTAATCGCTCCTACAGCGTATAGAGAGTCTGTATAGTATTGAACATTTGTAAATCCTTCATTTTGAGGAGTAGTAGTAAGCCTATAAGCAAACTCCATCTCATATCCATAAAATACAGGGTGTTTACCTGCAAATGGGTCTTCTACAAGAGTAAAGAACTGTGCTTCACTATCAATCTTATTAGATACCTCTCCATAATAAATTTTAGGAGGAATATCTAGTACAGGTGTACTATTCCAAGTAGATCCATCTATAGGTATACCATATCCTAATTGGAATGTAGTAAACGATCCGTTAGCACCTGGTTTAGTATCTGATTCAAAAGCCTGTATTAAATCTGTAGTTTTATAGACATTCTCATAGAATTTAAGATTCCTATTGAGTAAAGAGGTATCACTAGTGTCAAATAGGTAACGATATGTTCTTTGAATATCTAATGTAATATTTTTATTCCATTCTGTCTCTCCATCCTTTCTAAACCTAAACTTCAAAGAAGTATCTGGAGCACTTGCTATAGAAACCTGTTTAGCAGGAGTACTACCATCTAAAAATGTAGATGATGTAGTAATTACTGTATCACCTTCATTTTGATAATAAACAGTAAGGTCTTGAGTCTCAGAATTGTAAGAATCTACAAATGCAGTATTTCCACCAAAGGATATACTAGCATCTTTTTCAAACCTATAAACATTAGATACTAATGTTACAGATACACCTTCTATATGATCTTCTGCTTCCGATCCATTGACACCACGTACTACAGTTATTTCGTTACCTGAAACACTATCAATTTCACAGAACTCATCAGTAATCTGAACTATATCACCTGCTGAAAAACCAGCTGCACTAGTAGTTAATATGACAGTATCACCTTTGGCACAACCAGCAGCATCAACAAAGAATGAACACTCCTGACTATTAACGTTACCACCTAGTAAACTAGATTGTATAGTTAAGATATTTCCATAACCATACCCATCACCTTTATTTGCTATAATAAATGACTCTACGTGGCCACCAGAATTTGTGGTAAGGGTAACTGTTGCACTTTGACCAGTACCAGAAGCATTGGTAAGGGTAAGTCCAGCAAAAGTAGTTGATGGAGTAAATCCACTACCAGCATTAACCAAGGTTAATCTAGCTATCCCAGATCCATTGATATCAGTGACTTTTGTGGGTGGGTTTAATTTAATTGTATTATATTTCTTAGTTTCTACATAATACTTCTGTGTAGAAATACTAGAGTCAGGTTGAACGGTAACAATAACATCATCACCAACTGCTAAACCGTGTCTCTTACTAGCAGTTCTAAGAACAGCAATATTATCTTCTACATCAAGTAATGTAAAGTTTTTAGATAGAGCTCTAACATTTACAATAGTTGCTGAATCTTCACCAATAGCACAACCATTACCATCAGCAAAGAATCCAAGTTTATTGTAAGATGTACTAGGGATAGTAACAGTATTACCATCTACAACAGTAGTTTCTAAATCTGGGTTAGCATTCTGCAATTCTACAATAACAGTATTTTTATCAAATACGTTACGTAAGACCTTACCAATAGCAGCTTCGTGTGATACACCACCACTATTAACAGCATAAACAATGAAAGATCCAACATCTGCTACAACAGTATCGTCAAAGGTTATATTGTAAATTTCTGTAGTTGATTGAACTGGATCAATTTTATTAAACGTTCCTGTAACATTTTTTACTACAAATTTATTATCTTCTTCGATCTTACCTATAACCGTTCCTGTAGCACCGCTATTATCCTGTGTAAGGACAGTATTATGGTTTAGGTATACATTATCATTACAAGTAAGATAAAGGTTCTTAGGAGTGTTACAGGACAAAGATGCAACTTCCTGACCTTGAATTTGGTCTACAGCAGCAAATAGTCCATCTCCATTATCATTAATGGAATTATCGATGTATAGAACGTCTTCATTCGTAAAATTGTAAGAAGATTGATGAACCTCAACATTTGTAATTGGCCCATACTCAATACCACTAACTCTAGAAGTTAATAGTTCTCCTGTCTTATCATTTGCACTAACAGTCCTTCTACGAACTCCATCTGGTAAAAATGCTTGTCTAGACTTAGGTTTCCAGTTTTCTTCGATAGGAACGTTATAAAATGACTCACCAATTGTATATGGGAAGGTAGGTGCTTCCGTATCATCAGTAGTCATAAAATATGCATATACACCATTGGGAAATTCTGGTGTTGTGCAAAAACGTCCATTATTAGCGTCTAGATCACCTAAACGCTCTTCAAATTCATAATCATTAGTAAAACGACCTAATGAGTAAGTTGTTATGCTTGGTGCATCGGATATTCTACTTGTTTTGAGTTTCCAACTAGATCCCATCCTTTTTACAGTAGGATTGGCAGCAGTAACGTCCTGATAAGCATTTTCGTATCCAAAACTACCATATATGGGATTTCCATCATAAGCCCACCCTAATATTGGAGAATGACTCTTATTCGATAAAGGGTTACCCTGACCATCAACATTATCTACTCTTTGCACCTTTAAAGAAGAAGGAGCAATGATATGGCCATATGCATAACCATAATTAGGGTCATTAGAGTCTTCTACGATACCAGAAGCATTTCCATTGTCAACAGACATCTCTAAGTATCTGTTATACTGCCATCTAGTCAAAACAGCAGTTGCAGATGCCATTCTAGACTTAGGAACCAATGTGACAGTTGTAGAACTGTCCACATAGTCAAAACCACCAGATTGCTTAGTAAATCCAGTAATCTTACCTGTTGTAGCATCTATTTGGCAGGTAAAGAATGCACCACCACCTTTTCCACTAGCATCGTAGATAAAAACGTCTGGTGCCTCTGTATAATCAGAACCAGCATCAATTATTTGTGCTTGAGCATTAACAGAGAGATAAATGTTGGCAATTTCACCTTGCTGGATCAAAACAGTGAATTGACCTCCTGATCCACTAGTAAATGTGACAGCTGGAGCACTGGTATACCCAGTTCCAGGATTTGTAACATTAACAGCAGTAATTTCACCTAACCCATTGATTTCAGCAGTTGCAGTTGCATCACCTTCGATATTAACAGTAGGTGGAACACTATAATTCCTTCCTGGGTCAGTAATAGTGATTTTTTCGAGTGCACCGTAATCTAAACCTCTTTCTGACTTATGATTGAGTATAGGAACACCATTAACCAAAACACCAACCTCTTTTGAGGTTGTAATATTCTTAGAACTAGCCTCTATTGGTTTTCTAGGTAAAATCTTAAGATATTCTTGATCTTGAGGTGTTTCAATGTTATCAAATGGGCCAATAGCATAAGATGGGAATCCAGAAGACGCAATATAGTAATTTTCAGCATCTCTATAGATTGCAGAGACATCCGAAAGAAGTTTATCCTTAATATTGTTAGTTCCTACGTTACTTGGGTCTGAACCACTTAATTTTGAGAAATTTTCGTTAATAATCCATTCGTTAGATAATGGTAAGTCATCAGAAAATCCAGATGACCTAAATTCGACCATATTGTTGAAATTAACGTATGGAATACCACCTGATGAGACATCGAAGTAGTTATCTGCTGTTTCATCATATTCTAGACCAGCACTTGCCTCTGGTTCAATACCTTTAGACTTTAATCCAGATACAAGACCGTATATACGGAGATGTACTTCACCAGAAACTCCATTTTCGTTCCAATGACCAACTAAGTTGTTTTTAGTGAAGGCTCTAACTAATTTCTTATGTGTATACTCCTGTTTGTTCTGACTATTAACAGCATCCCTCTCTTTTATGATAAATTGAGTTGCAGTTTTGTTACTATAGGTAATTTCTTCAACTCCTATGATAACTCGACCATCTCTTTCTGGAAAACCAATCGTAGAGAAGACATCTATACGATCTCCAGGTCCAGCATTGCTAGAAAGTTCATTCATTAAGAATGTACGTCTTGCTATAGCAAATTCACCCTCTTTAGAACCAGGTGAGATGGTTAAAGTGTATTGTAAACTACCTTGATAAGGTTCACCGACTATATTGTCGATAATTGCATTAGCAGCAGTTAATTCAGGGTTATATGGATCTGGAGTCTGTACTACAGGGTTACCAACAACCTTTCTAATATCACCAGATATAGCTTCTACAACTAAAAGTTCTTTATTGTTCCATCCAGACTCAGATGCCTTATAAACATTCTCTTTTGGATAGATGATGTCGGGTTTGACACTAAACAGCATCTGGAAGATGAACTCCAGTGACTGTGGTGTACCTTTGACGTTATAAAAGTCCTTTATCCTCTTAACTAAGAGGTTCTTATTCGTTTGATCTCTAAGATAAGGATATGGGAAACCACTAGTATACTGTTCTTCGTAATTCTTGATTAAAGCAGCCAATAGAAGGTTGCTTAGGTTATTAACAACAGCATATTGCTTATGTACAGCAGCTGCAGAGTTAACAAATTTAATATCGTTGTATAAATCGCCAAGTTCTGTCTTTGCACTATAACCACGAATACAATTCTTGAATTGAGTCTGGGTTTTAGACGTATATAAGAAGATTTCCTGATCGATCATTATCATCCCATTACTGTTTGGGAATCCATCAGTATTATCTACTGTAATATCAATATTATCAGTACCTAAAGTTATTTCTAGTTCTAAACTTGCTGTCTTAACAAGAATCTCAGGTGAGAATGTATCTACATCAAGATATTTCTCAAAATTATTAATTACATCTTGCGGACCTTCACTTATGGACAGAGCCTCATAGTATTTCGACAGAAAATTCGTTACGAGGGGGTAATCCTCGACAATGAAATCTGGTAACTGACTTTCAATCAGTGCTGCTAAACTTGGACCCGCCATTTATCAGATTAGTGCTTCTTGGGTGATCAGGAATACGCTAGATTGCAAATCTAAACTTAGATATGCCTCACGATAAGCGTAAATATCTTTATTGGAAGGAGTAACACGAAGTTCGATCCTTTCATCATCATAAGTTCCTTTGATTATATTTAACCGATTCAACATTACCTCTCCTTTCTCATAATCTATTGTTCCTTGCTGTGAATTAAGGATAAATCGGTTTTGAGTGGTAGAATCGATTTTATAAAGGTAAACATTACCTACTTGATCATCGGCCAAGTAAACAACATCAGCAGGATAATCTGCAACAACAAATCCACTACTTTGAACAGCAGGTGTTGTGCATCCACTCTTCACTACATTTTGATAGCAGACCTCATATTGAGTAATTGTATTCAATACTGGTGTAAAATCCTTTCTTAATTTAACACTAGTCTCATTGGAAGTAATTGCATCATCTGTCGCATCAATAATACCAACAATACGACTGTATTTAAACCTACCATTAAATTTTTCTAAATCTGATGTGGATCTATACTTGGTAAGTGAAGATACAACTTCTGCTTTCAACTCTGACTCATTTAAAGTTGTCTTAGACTTGTTATAGTATACGTTTGATTGCAATTCAACATATGTAATCGAAGGATCAACAATTTCAGGTGTAACTGAAACTACAGCATACTTTTTAAGATCAGTGGAAATTAAATTTTTAGTATACTGTGATAATTTAGCAGAATAAGACGGTTTTATTACGATTTTGACTTTACCGTATTCTGGTGGGCTAGCGTCTTCTCCACCATAACAAACGATATCAGCAATTGCAGGGAAAATACGACGGATAATGGATTCGTAGTCGTCTGCTGTAACTGCTCTATTTTGTGCGTTAAAAAACTTCGGAGCATTTCTTTTGACAGAATCAATCGACTCAAGAGTTTCTCCTCCAGATGCTGCTGTAGTGGTTACTAATGTAACTGTTGGTGCATAATCACTAGCACCAGTGCTATCTTCTAATACAGCACCGTATGAGAAGACCTTAGCGTTATTTGCAGCATCACCATTAGTTGTAATATATGATACTTCGATATAATTGTTTGTATCTAATTTTGCACCCAAGATACCATCACCAAAAATGATCTCATAACGTTCATCTTCACCTTCTTGTAAGAAGAATACTTGAGATGTACCGTCATATCCAATAATATTATCTGCTAGGCGATACTCAGCCACACTAGTACTACTAAATGTTGGTCTAATAGTAACTTTGAGAGAACTTGTATCGATTCCTGGATTCTGAAGGATAAACCTTTGGGGAACCCCTGCATTGAATGTAAAAGTTTCGAGAACATAATTTCCTTCCTTTATTTCTACACCGCTAAAGTTAGCAATACTCTGAGTATTCAATCCAACAACATAATCTTTAGCAGTAATGAAAGAATATGTGGTACCATTGATTCTGGTGAGAAATTGTGATCCTCTAGGAAGTTTAACAATCTCTGGAACATTTTGCTGAGTACTAAAATCAGCAGCAATATCAATAACTGCTGTTGGAGACACAGATGACTTGGGAAGATACCCTATTTGCTTAGCCAGAGACACCACATTGTCTCTGAGGGTCGCTGATTCGAGGAACGCCTCATTTACTACCATATTGGCGTTAAACGCCGTGTAGTACGTATTATACGCTAATACATCTAATATGGTAGAAAGAGTCGAACCTTCAAAATCGTAATCAGTGAAATCACTATTACTACGCAGGTATTCCTTCAGAGAGGATTTAATCTCTGTAAAGTCTAAATTGGCAACTTGAACGTAAGACATTTATCGGGTTCTTTCTAGAAAGAATTCTACATCACGAACTTGGACATCAGTAGGTATACCAATAATCTCAAACGAAATAGAACATTCAAAACCATTACCATCGTAATCAGGATTTACATCACAACGGAGTAAATTAATTCTCGGTTCATATTTGTTTATTACATATTCAATCTCTTCTTTTAAAAGAGATGCAGTCGCAGCATCAAGAGGTTCAAATAACAAATCTGCAACATTACTACCTAGATCAGGCTTGAAGAATCTTTCTCCCTTCCTGGTCATCACAATATTATATAACGCTCTTTTAACCGCATCTTCATCGGTGGTTATAAGAACGTCTTCTGTAACTGGGTTCATACCCATCGAAATGGATAGATCCTTGAAGTCTACCTTCGTAGGCATCTACAAAATTACTAGTTCGTCACTTTATTTAGCGACTTCGTAAAAGGTATACTTCAAAGTCAATTCTTCCATAGGTCCAATTGGTTTTATTGTTCTGATATAATACCTATCTTTCTTCCTATACTTTTCACAATTTGGATTATCCGAATGGTTTAAAAATCCTCCTAAAGGGGTTCTAATAATCTCTTCCCCTATTATAAGATGGGACATACCTAATTCAGTGCCCAAAGGAATATCCTTAGTGCCAAAAACCCCTTGACCAGCAATGGGACTATGGCCAATAAATATTCCTTCAGGTAAAGCCTGATACATCAGTATTTTCTAGGATGAGTAGTTAGATCACCGTGTATATCATCAATCTGCTCGATATGAGCGTGATCTACACTAATATGCGAATCTGGTACAACCTTTACGCTGTATACTACCTTGGATGTCTTACGGGCAAAATGATAATCTAATCTCTTTTTACCCCAATACAAACCTACTAACCAGAGAGTGAGGATAAACCCTTCACCATATCCGATTTCAGTCCAGATCTTATAGACCCATTGCATTAACGAAATTCTCCTATTTTACAAAGTTTGGCATCAACAGATTCAGGAGTAGCCCGAACTCTATACTCCACTTTATCTCTTTTGGAGAGTTTTGTCAACAGTTCTGCTACCTTGTTCCACATATTGTTGTAGTTCATCTCTTACCTTGACCTCTGTACGGTTTACGTGCCTTATTACGTGAAGTAGCAGAATACTTAGTGTGAGCACCAGAGCCTTGACTGGTCTTTTTAGGGGTCGGTTCAATTTTGTCCTGTGTTTTAGAATAAAGTGCCATTAGTTAGAGCAATCGGTTACAGAGTTATCACCAGGTGATTGAGTTCCTGATCCACCACTTCCTCCAATAGAAGGAATTTTTAAGATGGGGAAGGATCCCAGTCCACCCATTGTAGCAGCAATATCCTTTAATTTCTCAGATGAGCTACCACCTTTACATAATATCACAGTAGGGGCACCTACCGCAACCTTCGATCCGCAAGTGATTGCCGTACCTATCTTAGCAGGGGGGAGTCCAGTTGCACAAATCTTAGGTCCAATCTTTGCCATTACAGCATCTGTTTCCTTATCGCCTGTTTTAGGCACCTTTTGAGGAACAGATGGAGACCCTACTCCGCAATCAACGGTAGCACAACCAACCCCAACAGTGCCTGGATGGCACGCAGGGTTCTTTCCACACGGTTTACAGTGTGTAAGACGCACTTGTGTACTCACAAGAGGTGGAATTTTAGTTACTAGGACACTTGTAACGGGTGAAGGGGCATATCCAGCTGGTGGCCAGCATCCGTGACCCGTACAAACACCTGTAGATAGTCCAAAAGCAGACATTATATGTAAATATGCAAGAAAGTATGGTCATTCCGCAAGTGTTGCTTGCCAACTGTCTGTTTGCGGTTCCTTAATAAGTTATTTAGAGTGACACTTCCGTCTTCATTGAGTGTTTTTCCGTCATAAAACGCAATTTCACGTGATTCTTCGTAAATAAAGGAGCTTCCAGTCTCCGCTTGGAGGAAAAGACGGGAATATGCGGTTGCTTGTATGCTTGTAGACGCTTTAAATGACAAATTAACCTGCGTTCCAGTGTAATTTGCAGCATCTTCCATTTGAATTGCCGTTTTTGTGTTCAATTGGTACGTACCAGACGCAACATTACCGCTTACAGTGATAGTATTATTACCTAGATCGACTGATTGGACGGAAATTACCGTATCAAGACCCTCTACAATCATTCCAACCACAATATCATCAAGATCAAAGTCCGTAGTTGCGTAATTATTGAAGCCTGTTACCGTTAATACACTAGTACCATCCGCAGTACAGTTAAAATCAACCGCAGGTATAAGTCTACTAACGGTATTAGTGTCCAAATTACCATTTGCATCCTCTATTACTATACCTCTATAGAGTAGAGAGTAGTCATCAGCAGTATTCATATTGACATTTGTGATGAAAGTACTTCCTATTGTGGTGTCTGCCGCCCCCAACAACTCAACTTCAGGAGAAGAAACGGTAATAATAGGTGACTGAATGTATCCACTACCACCATTTGTGACCTTATAGCCGTAAATACGACCTCCAGTCACTATTGCTTCTGCTGTTGCTTGAACACCACCTTGCAAATCTGGTGTACTTAAGGTAACAGTAGGGGCATTCATATACCCTAAACCTGGATTTAATGCAGTAATGTCACTAATTCCTTGTCCTGCATAGTCATAATTGTTCAATTCAACGTATCCAAAGTCAGGAAAGGTCGCTGCATCGTAGTCAAATATCTTTATACTAGTGTCAGAAGGGTTTACGAACTCTTTTACCTGTGCTATTTTCACGTCATTATATGGATTTCCCTGTCTTTCAACACTTTCTGCCAATAAATCACGATAAGTTGACCAATTTGAGTTAATTTCTAGGTTAATAGTGTAAGTATGGGTCTCTTCTAGTCCAACATTAGTACCTAATAGGTCAGCACAGAACCAAGCTGCTTCAATTGTAATAGGAAATTCCTGTCTTCCCATCTGATGAGGGATATATTCGTAAATATTCCACTTAATTCTTGGCCCAGCAGGAGGTACTGCCCTAAAAGAATGAGTTGACCACTCTTGCATCTTCTCAACATACCAATTAGAAGGTATAATCGTTGGTTGTTGCTCATTCATTGCATCTGTAACCTCTGCCATACCTATTGCCATATCAATAGGATCAGTCATCTCACAATTCCACGTACGTATCTCTCGCCACGCTTCTGCTGTATCTGTCGTTGTCTCTAATGCAGTATCTGTCATTACTACGTCAGTCTCTTCTGCACCATCGATGATATAACTTGTGTGTTTTACTAGATCAGCAGGTTCACTTAAACCTTCTGTAAGAGCAGCATAGTTCTCCATACTACCAAAAGGAGATCCACTACCACAACCAGAGGTTGCTGCTTCAAAGAACTTATCCCAATTCGCTTCCATTTTCTTTTGAAGTCCTGTATGCTTCCAGTTCTTTAACTGAATAGGATCTCCATTGTCATCTTCTCCTAACAATGGTACCTTTACATAGACTCCTGTATCAGCATTAATAGGCCACGTGCTTTCTCTAGTACAGGTAACTGTTGTCTTCCCCCAATTATCTTTTGATGATGTATCTCTGAATTCTTTTAACCACCCTTTGCTTTCACAACTAGCAAAACCAAATTGCTCATCCCATCCTGCTGTACCTTCTTCAGTACCATCGGTAGACATATCACCTATAGGTCCACAAACGTCTACAAGGGTATCGCACTTGGGACTTAGGTATTTGGTATAGGAAACCTTCTTAGGATAGGCATAGAACCCGCTAATCGTCGCTACGGCAACTTCTGTGTTGACACTAGTAGGTGGAACAGTATTAATTGTTGTACTACCAGGTGAATCGTACCACCCTGCCACGCAATCGGCGGTCGCCCCCGTTATAGACCCTGTTACTACCTGATTAGGAAAGTTACCAGAGGGATTATCAAGTTCTATTATGTCTAACCCGTTTGTCTCTCGAAAATTATGCCACTCCTTCACAGTACCCGTAGCACCGTTCGCTGCTGATACTGTCTCTCCTACCTTAAACTCTCCTGTAGCATTACGCACTGATATTCGCTCAGTCGTGCTATCGCAGATCCATAACGAAAAATATTGCTCTTCACCAGTAACCCTTAGTCTACCTGCTTGCAAATCATCACAACTACCGTCATCACATCCAATGTCATTCAGGTTAAAAACAAACTCGAAATAATTCTCATCATCTATACCTCCCAATATATTGTCATCAGGATCCAAACCGTCATAGGTGAATGGTGACCCATACGGTGAGGATACTGCTAAACCTAATGGAAAATTACAGGTCAATATCTTGCCTTAGTTCTATTGTATTTAACCTATTTTCAACTGCATTTAGATATGCTGCCAATTCCATATGCTCTATGGAACCAGGAGGCTTATACATTACCTTTGCAATTGGTCTCTGAGATAACTCCTCAACCTTCTGTTCGAGTGTCAGGATTTTCTCTTCTAACGCTTCAAGGGGTGATTTTTTCGACTCTGGCATCTGGGGATCCTTCTTTGAGATTTACCAACTCTTTCTCAGCTGTCGCTGTGGAGCGAAATTTATGAGCATCTTGGGAATTACTTGTCCAGATACTGTCTTGCTTCCAGTATACCACACCCGAAGATAATTTGCTACCTCTGTGTTCTCTAGAGACGACGTAGAATGGTTTCTTGGCCATAATAGTAAAAAATTCTATAAGAGAAAAAATTTCTCAAAAAAATATTTAGCTCACTCGTTTGGTTCGTTATAGATTAGGCATTGCGAATTCTCATATAAAAAACCCCCTATCGGTTAACTGTCGATAGAGGGCGTGTTGGTTAGTAGAGTTTGATCTCTGCTTTGCAGTTGATAGAGTTTAACTGCTCTATCATCTTGAGTGCTAGTTCATAGGTTGCAAAACTCATAAACCTGCACTTTTGGTCTTCGGGTGTCCAGAATCTGATGCTTGTGTTCATTAGGTCTAGTTATGAAGAGTGAATTCTCTATCTTGTGAAAATAGAGGTAAGAGTGGTTTGTCCATTTCTTATAGATGCCCCACTTCTTGTCTTTGAAGTTCATTTGCAATAGGTGGGGTCAACTTGGCAGAATTGGTCTTGTCTCTGATCTTGGAGTTCAGAGAAGTTTTGAATGATGCTATTGCCGAGGGTCACCCCGACAATAACAACAATAAGGGAAAGAGCGATTCTCATTAGAGGGTTTCGTCTAGAACGTCTTGCAAGAAGTTTACTGGTGAAAGAGATACACACTCAGGGAGTGCATCATAGTTGCGATCAGTGATTGCTTTCATTGCGGCGATCACAGCAGGGTCTCTGCGTGCGGCGGCATTTGAAAGAGTGTGTTGGAAGATGTTGTTCATATTCAAATTATAAACCCCCTGCCCCACGAATGGGGTCAGAGGGTGACACTTTGTTAACTGTCCTTGGCTCTCTCCTGCTTCTCATATAGGAAGTAGAATTTGATGTAAGGATCGTTGCAAAGGAGTTCGTACGTTTCGGAAGTCATTAGTGAGTTTTGAAGATGACGAGTTTGACTTGATAGCGGGAGAGAATTCTCTCGTTTAGAAAGTTCAATGCTTTCTTTCTCATAGTACCTCTTTCATTAGTTGAGCGATTAACGCTTCATCCTCTGGAATGTCGTTGAGATACACTTCGAGGTTTTCATCCGATCCGAGGGATTCTCGGATCAAATCATCAACTGCGTTTGTGTCAAACTTTTGGATCACTTGATTAACTCCATAGGAACGTTAGGTGTGCAAACTAGACCAACGGAATCTTGACGGAACGCTTGAGCGTATGCCTTGCCGATTGATCTCAAAACTGATTCTAGCATCTCTTGGTCAGACTCTGCTGCCATTATGACAAGAATTTTACAATCTTCACGGGTGCCTTTCCAAAGACCAACACCGTCAATAATGGTTGCATAGTCGAGATGTGGGGCAATCTCAGTTCTGATAAAGTCGTCGAACATTTGGGGTGTAACTGTACCCTCGTCGGGTATGTCCAATCCCATCATTAGTTCAAGTCGGATCATAAAGGTTTGATTGCTTTACTCTTTTAGTATAGCGTCTCAATACCGACTTGGGATGTTTGAGTAGTCACTTTGTGAACTGTCTCTACCTACAATAAAACAATCGGGTGGGTTGGTACCATAGAGAGATCCGATGATATCATCGGCAGTCTCTTTGTCTTCCATTTCATTGATATGGTCTATCAATTCCCTTTCAGACATTCTCTCATAATATGCAACGAGAGTTTCAGTTGCAAAATCAATGAGAGCACCCATATCCATTCTATCTATGTTAATGTCTGCATAGGTTTCGATTAGGATATCAAAAGTGCAGTCCTTCGCTTCGGGCATAATGCTTGTAAAAAAGAACAGTAAAAAGAGGATGCTCATTATGAGCGATCCTCAAACCTTTTATAGACTTCGGTGTCTATCTCTTCTTGTGTCCAGTTGAATAATCCAGTTCTGAATTCTTCAACCATCTCCTCGTAGATTGATTCGAGGAGCATTTCATTTGCAAGTGTGCTCATAGACCGTTTAGAAATTCGTGGATTGATTCGAGATACTCATCATAAGTCGAATTTGGGTATCTGTCAAGGTAATACTGTGGCACTTCCTTAACTGAACTAACGACCTTAGGTTTGTCCGTCTTGGGATCTTCTCCCTTTGCTCGGATGTACGAAGCATAGAAATGCTGTGGATAAAGATCACCGTACATCAGGAATACTCGAAGGGTGAAGGTTCAAAAACACGATCGCAGAGTTCGTCAAATGCGTCCTCGTCAATGTGGTCAGGGCATCCGAGATCTCGGAGCATCACGAGAGCATCAACCAATGCGGTCTCCTGCTTCTCGGTAAGTGGGATTTGTCTCATAACATAATTATAGACCCCACTCGGTGAGAATGGGGTCTATGTGTGACAGTTTAGGAACTGGTTGGCAGCCTGAATTAAAGTTCTTCAACGCTGTTAATATCCCATTCTGATGTGTACTCATCCTCTATATCAAATGAGTTAATATCAGCGTGGGCAAGTTCACGTGCTTGATCCTCGGTGTCTGCTTCAACTAAAATTGTGAAGTAGGTGGTCTCACAGCACTCAATACGAAATTGATTCATTGATTGTTTAGGTAACCAGCGACTTGCATTCCAGGTTCGTCATAGAACCACGAGAT